ATTCTTTTTTTTTGTTACTGCAAAGATACATGAACGGATTCCAAAACAAAAATACGAAAAATCATACGAAAATCACATAGTAATTCACGATGCTTCCAATGACGATCACAAGTAACTGAATCCCTCTACCCGAGTCGAGCAGAGGGATTCATCAGTATTGCGCTTGCCGCCAATCATAACCTTTTACTATTTTTCTCATAAGCTTATAATTTTGATTCGTCAAATATTTTAATTATTACCAACACCCCATTTGGAATATTTCACAATTTCATATAACCATATCACGCGTTCAGTCCAAACATCTTCAAATATACCATTAGCATTTTTGAGAGACGATTGATATCTCGAGCAGATACATTCTAAAGAAATCATCTGTCCGCATTTTACCGTCACATGACCTTCAATATCATAGTTGTACGTTATATTTATACCATTTGCCATCCATTTATAATAATTGCTTTTAGGCATCAAAGTGCTTTCTATCCTCATATCAAATTCTCTACCGTCATACTGACTTGGTACGTTATAAATAATAACCGTTGAACCTACCAAACTTCTAGCCAAATTGTTTTCTTCTTTGAAAAGTGCTTCAGATTCATCAGTATAATAACCATCACTATAATCAACGTATTCTACCAATTTGGTACATGGTAGCTTAAAGGTTGTGTCAAATGGGCACATTTCAAGCCAACTTCCACTTTTTGGAATGTCAATGTATTGCGCTTTTGAACCAAACGGATAGTTTGTATATACAGGTTTGGTATTTTTGCATTTATACATGAATCCAGTTAGGAATAGATTGTTGGTTTCAATAAAAGAACCATTTATCTTTCCGTTACTTCCAAACAGTGCAATTGGTTTTCCTCCTTCTGTCTGTGAAACTTTAACTTTATCACCATATATTTCAACATAATCTTTATTGATATTGATTCCTGCTGCCTTCAATTTGGTCTTTTCAACAACATCCGTCTTGCGCTCTGTGTATTCCGTGACAACTGCACCTTCTTCTATTTTTGGTTTTGTGATGGTCACATTCCAGCTCGTTACGTCAGTCTGCTTGGCATTTTTCGGGAACTGGAAGTAGAGTTCTTCAGGAAGTCTATCCTTGAATCGGAAATGCCCCCATACCCTCTGCTGCTTAGACAGCTCTTTGACTTCAACCAAAGCAACATAACCAACTGTCTTTCCGTCATCACCGACCTCGGTCATTGCACCATTCTGCAGTTCTTTGTAGCAAGTGAACTTGGTGTTTGTGATAGGATAAGAGACATACACGCCCATATACTTTGCATCGCCTCTTACCTCGAAACTGATAGTATAATCTGTATTGAGTTTGAAGGTACTGCCTTTTATTCGATAGAATGTATTGTAATCATCGATACCGCTCGCTGTCAGCTCATAAGCATCACCCACAAGAGTCTTCTGACCCTTCGCCTCAATAACATTACCACCTGCATCAAGCGTCCTTGAATTATCAATCAAGTTTGCACCGACATAATCATAGTCTTTATCTGATAATGTCCAACCGTTGTACGTATTACCTTCTTCAACCATTGGTCTGCAAATATAGCTTTCAATCTGTCCGCTATCCACTAGGCAATACTCCCAAAAGTTGAAGGCAATATAATCTGATGCTGCATCCTTCGTGTCAATCACTGCCGTACATAACTGCCATTCATATACATTTTTGGGCGCAAATTCCGCAGGAGTAATGTAGGTGGCTCTTTTTATACGCTTTGCGTTTGTCACCTTGTCTGTATAGATTGCTTCAATATGAAGTTTAGCATTGGTGTCATTTGTCTTAAAGTAACAAGATAATATGTATTTCTTTCCCTTTTCAATCCTTACGCTTTTTCCTCCTTGTGAACCATCCCAATACACTCCAACGTAGTGTGCATTTCCTGCTTCTGTAACATCAATGGCTTTGATACAGTTTGTACCTTGATATCCACTGTTCATTTCAATTCTTGCATCATTAGAAATGATGAAGTCATTGGTTTGTTTTCTGAAATCACTTCCCACAAGCAGATTGCGCCTTGCTATTGACTTCTCGCTCACAGACAGGGAGATTTCTCTTGCCGTTTGTTCGATTTCAGACTTCGCTTGAGTCAGCTCGTCTTGAGTTACAGCACCATCAAGTCTTTTTGATACTTCTTCAAATTGCGACTTGTAGCTCTTATTATCGAATGCTACGACTCCGGTAAACTTAGCCACGTTGGCAGAGAAAGGAACTTGCGCAAAATAGGTAACACCATTGTAAGTTAATTGCACAACCGCATAACCTGACGTCGCAGAAACATTTCCTCGATTTACACCATCAATAACTACGCCGTTCTTTGCGATATTACTGCCTGATACATTTACTTCGATATATCCATCCTTCTGTATTGCACCGCATTTGCAATTTACGCACAAATCATCCCTTGAGCTAATGTTGCTGCATCTATTCGAAATATTCTGGTTACCCTTCATTACCTTTACTTTCGCAACCTTTCCTATGCTAACAGGTACAATTCCGTTGTCATTCGTGTCAAAAATAAGTGGAGCATCTTCTACAAGGATAGAGACGGCAGCCTCTCCGTCTACACCATCCTTGCCAGGCTTGCCTTGCGGGCCCTGCGCACCGTCTGCACCATCCTTTATCGCCGCTATCGTTATCTGGCCCCTCGCCAATAATACTGCCATACACTTTCATTTTTTTAGTTAATAAAAATAAGGGTGAGGTGCCCTTATTTAGACACCTCACAAGTAAACGTGCCTCTCACTGCCACGTCAGCGTTGGCCACCGTGACGTAAGGCTTGCTCGAAGCATTCACTGCACTTGATGTACCGTTCCAGTTTGTGGCTACACCGCTGGCATTGTACTTCGTCCATTTGTAGATGTAGTTCGATGCATGGTTGCTGTCTGCCTTCACCGCTGCACCATCCTCCACTACCTTGCCATCTTTCCAGAGTCGGGCGTAAAGCTCCGTCGATTGCGCACCGTTCACTATCTTGTCGCCGGTCAGCGAATACACCTCCACCACGTACGGGTCGCTCGCATCGAAGAACGTGATGATAGCGCAGGCCGTATCTGCACCGTCTTTCACCGTACAGCGGAAAGTCTGGAAGTTAAGCACGTCATTGGCGCTCACGTTCAGAGTGCTCACGCCGCCCGAAGTGCTCACGTTGCCCGAAGCCACAGCGTCCCATGTGCCGGCACTGATATTCAGCACCTCCCAAGTCATTGATGTCATGGTGGTGTCCTGCACGTTGCCACGGAAGAACTTGGCTATAGCACGCAGCTTATTGCTGTTGTTGGTCGAGTCGAACGTGTTGCCGTCGGGAGTCTCAATCTGCACTGTCTGAAGCGCACCGCCACTCTTAGCCAGCGAGATGGTCTTGTAGCCGATACAGGTTGTCGTAGCTTTTGTCTCCGGGTCTGTGTATTTGCACGACCATTCGATGTTCTTCACGCTGCCGTTCTTGTTGATGTTGTTGACGAGGTTTAACTGGTATGACTTGCCGCTCACCGGGGTTGCAGCCACACCGTCCACCTTCCACGACCATCCGCTGCAGGCTGCGGTCGAAGCCTGGTCTGTAGCACTGCCCGTCACATATACACGGGCTGTTATTACGTTTGGCCCACTCGCCGAGTAGTTCGGAGTGTACACACCCGTGTCGGGGGTGTAGATCTGAGTCTCGCCCTTAGAGCATTGTGTAAAACACTGCACGGCCTTGCCGTCATTGAGGTCAACGATAGTAATCTGACCATTAGCTAATACTTTTGCCATAATCTTTTTTTGTTTTAATATTATTATATGTTACTATTAATAGTCTTTGTATCTGATAAGCACACACTACATCCGAATTGTGCTTGTCTGTTTACATCGTCACGTGTTATAAGACAGTTCCGGCCAACCCCCTCATGCAGCGTGTTCCATACAGCATCATCTTCAGCATCAGCCGATTGTCGCCACCACGACCATGAGCTGTTGCTCACGGTGTCGCTTATGTCCTCGCCATTGCGTAGCAGCGTTGCCTTCAGCGTCATTTCGCCCGAACCGTTAATCATCACCGTGCCCGTATCGCTCGTTATCATTATCTGATAAGCCACACCGTCCTCGCCCTTCTCGCCCTTCTGCGCACTCATCACAAGCTGCCAGTCAGCGCTCCCGGGCATAGGCTCACTCGTACTGCCCTCGGGGTTGGTACACAGCCACACGCCGTTGCCGTGGCTTACCTGGTCATAATAGCTGTAGCTCAAGACCTTCTGCCACTCGCCTCTGTAGTTCACCATGTGCATAGCTTCACCACTCGAAGACACCCACTTAAAGAAACTGCTTTTAAACCTCGTTCCATCGGGAGATAGCACGAACACATCTTTGTCTTCGTGAGTAAAGTCAGTAATGCCTCTATATCCGACGATGCGAGGGGTACCTGCGCCTGTCGTCTCGAGCATGAGAACATTCGTTCTACTTATGCTGCTCTCATCCCCCGTTTGTATCTGATGGCCGTCAAGGACAATAGCATCGCCATCGGCTGGAATGTCACTACCCGTCAGACAATTAGTCTTGGAAAGGATAATCCAGTCGAATTGCTTGTCACCATAGAGGCTATCTCCTTCATCATTCACGATAAACTCGCTTTCAGAAGAAACCGCGACAACGCACCTCCAGTATTCCTTGTTGGATGCGTTGTCGTAAGCTCCAGGCTTAATATTAAAGGTCTGACATCTTGCTTGGTCACCGACTACCCACAAGTTCTGTGTAGCCATTGTTCCATCATCAGCAAGGATATAGCATTTCCAGCCATCATACTCTCTGTTTGTAGATAGAGTATATTCGCCTTTCTCGCTATTATAGACAACTGGCACAACCTTTACAAGCTTACTGCCAGCACCAGAGAGATAAACATTACCTCCGGCGTAAGAAAGCTTCCTTATCTCCAGCTCATTAAAGACAGCTTTTCCCCATACAATGAGGTCTGTAATACTAAGAGAGTACCTACCATTATCGTCCGGTTTGATGCCAAATCCCTGTTGTGAGGCAGAATTGAATCCGTCTGAAGCGATTGAACTTATTATACCATTTCCTCTTCCGTCGAATCCACAGACATTTCCTAAAGAAAAGCCTTGGAGAAGCCGCAGAAGCTGCTCAAATTTAACCTGACCTTTTACCACCTGAGGATCCTTTGTCGCCTTCAGACTCAAATACTGCAGTAATATTTCCGCATCCTCACGAAGGTTGCCCGCTTCGGAGGCGTAGGCTGCATTCTGTGCCGATGCTGCAGTACCAGCATAATTTGCCTGGTCTGCAACTTCCGCCCGCTTAGCCTTATCAGCCCTGCCAGCGTGCTCAGCTTCAGAAATAACTCCGGATATATACTTAGTTGAGGAAGAAGAACCACCCGAACTTCCCGTCTTCTTCGGCTTGCTATAAGTTTTGATTTCTATCATATTATAATCCTTTTATAACACTATTAAAACCACTTTAGAACAACTCTCTCATCGTCACCACTGCAGTACCCTCAGTAAGGTTTCTGTCTATACCCTGCACATAGAACCGTTTGCCGATAGCAGGAACACTAAAGATGCTCGCAAAGCTAAGACCCTTCTTTGGCTCGATGACGTTCTGCGTCATCACCACCCTCGGTTCGTGCCATTCCTGCCAGTACGCATCCACATACAACTTCTCTGGCTTATCCGCCAAGTTCTGGTTGCGGTCATAGATGCCGACAAGTGCATTCTTGGTCGCCTCGTTCTGTGGAGATGATAGTTTCACCGCATTATTTACCCCTAACGCCTTGCACTCCTTCGAGGTGAGCGCGGTGGTAAACCGAAACTCCAGGTCATCCTTTCGGTTGACGAAGTTTTCGCCGGTATCACTCTTATATACGATATCCTTTTCGTCACCTACCGCACCTATCTTTCCGTTATCGCTAACCACCTCTACCTTAAACTCCTTGAGCATGATACTATTGATCTCCTGCAGGAGAAGATGACTATTCTGATACCACTTGGTGTGTCGCCAGAAAGATGGGTGCCTTCTCGTCACTTCATTCCATTCCGCATTCACGGGGCCGAGTATCTTAAACTGCACGCTACCACTTACATGATCAGACATGCGGATAGGTATCGCAGTACCCTCTGCAGTAATACCCTTTGTGTATGGAGCATTCTTGCGGATCTCGAACTCCGTGCCTATAATCTTATCCCTTAACTTCGGATCGATACCGATAGTAAAGCTCTGTGCGTAATACTCATCATCCGATGCACATTTGCTCCGCTCCTTGTATTTCTTCCATACGAAATCATCCGTATCACCTTCACCCTGGCTCGTTCCTCCTACCGCATTCGTGTCGCCCTTCTTGCATTCTACGACACATTTATCGCCGATAATGAGCATACAGGAAATAAGACCCACTCTCCTGATGGTATCGGTAGCAACACCTACGGCGCTATAGTTATATTCACGATCCTGAGGACCCGTGCCCGTGTAAGGGTAGAAGGTATGAGCACTGTCTGTATAATTGGTATTGTCATACCACGGTTCTTCGTTCCATCGTTCGGAACGCCAGTACTTGCGGGTATAGTACCTTCCGTCACCATTATTGCGGCTCGGCACGGTTTTATGCCAATAAGAATTGGGATGCATAGAGTTCACACTCCAGTAATCAACATTCATCATGTGACCAAAGATATCCGTAACGTTCATTACAGGATTAAGGATCATTTTGCCGCTGATCACGATATAATTTATCGTATCACTATCAGCAGGCGAAAAAGTACCTCCACTCTTGTTTCCCGTATATTCCGCCACAGGGCACGACGCAAGAATCTCTTCCTCGGTTGGGTGTCCACTTCTGCCTATAGTAGAAATGATCAGATAGTTATCCATACTCACCGACGTAACGAGGGAAGACGTGTTGCCGCCATTTTGGCGTTCTATCTTGCCGAAAGCACACACACACGCACCGATACCGGCAGTAAGACCATTGTTCAGAATATCCTGCTGCTTGGTTCCGTCTGCGGGGTATTTCTCGTACATATCTATACGACTGCCTTTTTCTATTCCGTAGAATTTCCAGTTCGTTACAGCCTTAGGCCAGCAGAACCAGTCCACCTGACTTGCATCCTGCCAGTCTGTCCTTCCTATTCCCGTCGTCATGGTTTTCATAGCGTTATAGGCGGTTTCTCCTTCGCCTTCAGCTATATACTCGGTCATGTATTTCTGGAAGTTACCTGCAGCAACTAAGGACTCGTCATCGAGCGGACTTTCTATCACATCATCCACTTCTGTCACATTATCAGTAAGCAGCAACTCATTGTATGTTTCTCCGATGCTGATTTTCGTATCACAGTCAGCCACCTCGATATCCTTACCGACACGGTATGTAGGTATCTTGATACTCGTTATGCTGACACTGTCTATTCCGTAAAGGCTTAAGGAAGAATTTTTCCGTATCGACTCCCAGGAGAATATATAGAAGGTAGTACCTTCCTGCACGATATGCAGATTGAGATACTTCAGTATTTCGTTGAGCACGTCTTCCTGCGTCCACATATCATCCTCTTCATCGCCAAAGAACAGCAGTTCGTTGATACTGGTGTTCTGGAATATATTATAAAATTCATCACCATTATCACCAGGCAATACCTTCGAACCGTCATACCAAATCGGGAACGCACCAGCCATCCAATAATTCGCCGCATCGCTCACGTCGTTTAGTATCTCTGTAACGATGTCGTAGAACGTGCGCTGCGCAGCCTTACCTTTGAGCACATCATAAAGAACCGCCGCGGCACCCACATTCCGATAGTTGGAATAAGAGAGGGCAGAAAGGCAGTCGATACAGGTCAGCTCCACCTCGTCATAGTCTTCATTATAACCCTGACTAAATGCCTGAGGCTCGATATACCCCACAAAAATACTTTCATCATTCCGAAGGATATTCACCACAGCATCACGACAGGAACTGCAGAAGAAGTCCGGCACAAAATTCTTGCACAACAGGCGTACACTTGCCTGATAGCACAGTATATGATCAAAGGTGTCGTTTACCTGAGAGGTAATCTCTACAGGGTCATCGGTAAAGAAAATGCCATCCTCTTCATTACCGATTTCCACTCTTTGAGAATCATCACCATTCGTAATGATGATTACCGTAATCTTATCTTCCCGATTATTATAAAAATCTCCTTCAAAAAGCATAGTCTCTAAATTTTAATGTTACTACGTCGGCGGTTGCTTCTCGTCTCGTTTGCTACCGCCATCACTATATCACGCCCACGGAGTCGGCCGTTAATACCAAGGGTAGCGCTTATGCCGCCACCGATGCCCTGCAGTCCTGCAGTATTCACCGACACACCCTGCACTGCTGCGCCATTGGCAATGGCAAAGAGGCGGGCCTGCTGGGCTGCGTTCAGGATCATCTCGCCAGAGTTGACCCTTACCAAGACCTTATCGCCCGATGTCTGATTGCCGCCAACGATACCACCGGTGGCAAACTGACTGATGGTGGATATGATGCTCGTAAGCTGTGCCGTACCCGATATACCGAAAGCGAGCCAGTCTATCCAGGTCTTACAGGTACTCATGGCCTGTGCGAAGGAAAGAACAAACTGGCCGATGGCTGCCGCCATCATACCCGCCTTGGCCGCTGCTGAGTCTCCACCCAACTGCTGCAGGGCAGAACCCAACATCTCGCAGCTGGCTCCAGCCACCGCCATACCCTTGGCGGTAGAGTCGCTTATGCCGTTAATATCAGCCAAGCCTGTGCGCACACTTTCAAAGCTACTTATATCAATATTAAAGAGCGAAGAGATATGATCATAATCCCGTGCCTTGGCTTCCACCTCCGTATTGATGACGAGCGGCTTATCCAATAACTTTTGGCGCTCCGCCTCTATCTCTTCGTTCAGCTGCGCAGTCAGATTGCTTGCAAACGTCTTCACGTCAAGTTTCGGAACATCCTCGATACCGACATCCACCTTCAGCATATATAGCTGGCGCTGGAGTCCTTCTATCTCTGCATTCAGAGCACGGGCAGTCGCCTTGTCGGCTGTGGCGTTGAGCTCCTTCTGCTTCTCGTTGATTTTCTCCTCATACCAGTCGATGCTACCTTCTAAGGCTTTCTTGTCCTCAGTTACTCCAGGAGTGTTTCCTGTATTAATATTACCGCCGCCTCCGGCATTACCACCCGAACCGGTTGAGGTATTAAGAGAAGGAGGTGTTGCACTATACCCTGCAGTATGCTTATAGCTGATATTCTGGTTCTGCTTGACAAGGGCTTCCATACGCTTCTTGATGTTCTGTTCCTGCCGATACAGATTAGTCACCACTTTGTCTGCCTCTGCCTTCTGGCTGGTACCAGCCTTAGTTACGTACTTATACCACACACCGCCCTGAAGAAATGCACCAAGGTCACCCTTTTGCGCCTTTACCTTCTCTTTCTGGTTTTCCGCACTAAACTTCTTGGTACGTCCGTTTTTATCGTGCGTGTAGTCATACCGTTGTTGCTGCAGGTCGGCTGCCTGGTTGGCAAGATTACGGATAGTGATCTCATTGATCATCTGATTACAGTAAGCCTTAGAGTTGGCAGTAAGCGCCTGATACCATTGGCTCACGGTAGAGTAGTAGCCCATCGCTTCGCCATACTTGGTGTTCATCTGCTGCACCATCGCCTTCTCCTGTTCCTTGCTCCCCTTGAAGTTCTTCAGGGTAGCGATGTTCTGCACCATCTCGCTGCGCACGCTCGCTATCTGCTGCGCCGTCTGCTGGTGAACCATCTTGGCTTTCTGCTCTGCTTCCGAAAGCTTATCTACACTCTTGGCAGCATCGTCGCTGCTATTCATGAGATAGTTGATAGCCTCGGTAAGTGCCACAATAGCGATGCCCACACCCGTAGAGATCATCAGGCTACGAATAGCGAGTTTCAGGGTCGTAGCGCTCACGGCTGCGCCTCGCATGGTAGCAGAACATACCTCTATAATAGGAGAAAACATAGCTATCACTGTTCTCGCCAACTTTGATGACACTGCCAAGAGATTAAACGACTTCGATAGCGATACTGCTGCAGCTGCACCTGTAGCCATTTGTGCCGCAACATTAATATAAGGCAATACGTTACCTATAGATGATTGCAGCATGTCAGAATATTCGCCCAACTTATTATTAATCAGTTGCAGTTTTGCAGCCCCTGTGCTCGATAGAATATCGAAAGTCTTATCTATGGTGCCAGCACTATTTTTCATGTCTGCGACATTCTCTCTAAACTTCTCCGCCAGTTTACCTGTCAATGGAGTAAGAGCACGAAGACTCTCTGCGCTTCCGAAGAGCTTTCCATATATCTCCTGCTCCAGCATACCGCTTGATGCAGCATATTGTTTCACACTCTTATCAAGTGAAACCAAAAACTGCTCCATACCTCCAGCAGCCTTGATAGCAGCAGCATCAAACTGGATACCCATCTGTTGTGCCATCTCCGCTGCTTCGCTCGAAGGCTTGATAAGAGCCGTAAATATAGCCGCTAACTGAGTACTTACCTCGGCAGTATTACCAGATACGTTCGTTAAGGTACTGAAGGTAGCCATCAGTTCATCAATACTTACACCGAGAGTAGAAGCCTGAGAGGTGACACGTGGCAAGGCTTGCGCCAACTGTTCAAACGAGGTAACACCATTCTTGGCGGTAAGCTGTATCTTATCTTGGATAGAACCAGCAGCATCCCAGTCCAATCCGTAGTTCTTGATAATGTTAGAAGTAACTTTCACAGTCTCACCAAGGTCAGCAATACCTCCCACAGAGGCACGGGCCGACTTATTAAGGAAAGCTATCCAGTTATCCTCGGGCACACCATTGGAGATAACTTGATAGAGGCCGTTCGCTAACTCATCACGAGCAACAGGAACCTCGTGGGAGAGTTCGGCTACCTGCTCTTTCAGTTTAGCGAAGTCATCGCCGCTCTTTCCCGCCATGGTATTAGCAGCCGCCATAGCACCACCGAAGCTGCGACTTTCGGCAGTAAAATCATTCAATACCGAAGACAGTTGTTCGATAGCATTAGAGACATTATTCCATTTCTCTACTATCTGATTGGTATTAATGAGTTGCTCTTGTAGCTCACCGGTAGCTCCTTTTGCTTCATTGACTACACGACGCAAGTTATCGACTGCAGTGGTAGCTGTCACCACCTTTTCTTTGCCGTCAATATTAAGCCGAATGTTAAATCTTACCTCGTTACTCATACTTTTTGCTTTATAATTTTGATTATTTGATTCTTTTTATTATATTTGCAGCGTGTTAATAATCAAACATCATTATGGCAGAATATAAAGTTACACCAATGAAAGACAGAACCATCTGCGGCTGGATTGCCGTCGTGAGTTTTCTTATAGGACTGATTCTCTGTGACTGGGTTATGGGAGCAAAGGCACCAGACTGGGCTTCTGATTTGTTAATCCTTTGTGGCATTGTCTCGTGTATAAGTTTCTTATTGTGGACGCTTATGCTCTGTCAGGATGACAACATATAACTCCTACTATAGCCCCGCCCGCTTCTTCGCTGCCCGATATCTCTCCATGATTTCCTCACGGCTCATCGGCTTTTCGTTCTTCACTCTTTCCTCTTCACTCTTCCCTCGTTCCTCCCACGGGAACCTCATGATGTCCTGCGGTGTAAGCTTCGACTTAGAGTAAGGCTGCATACTGCAGAGACACTGCATCCTTATGCGTTCCCATCTGCCTCGCTCCCTGCTTGTCTGCATCTCATTCCATGCCTCATACGCTGCGTAGAACTCCGAAGGGGCGCATCGGCAAAAGTCATCCATGCTCATACCAATACACCCCATCGCAATACCCAGCAGATGTTCCACATCCGTAGGCTCATATTTCTGCGAGTCAGAGTCTATGGCTTCGTCTCTGCTTTTTTTTTCTCACTCTCTTCGTTCATTGCCGCATTCCAGGCACTCACGTCGTCCGGAGTGATCAGACAGCAGAAAGTCTCGAAATCGACATCAAACTCCACTCCGTCGGCCTTACAGGCGCTCACGATGCAACACCACATGAACATGAGCAGTTCTTCTATGTCGTTGCCATCCATGTCGCTCACGTCCTTCTGAAGGTTTCTCTTAAACAGAAGCATTGCTCCCATCGAGAGGCGGCAAGGCAATTCCCTGCCGCCTACATTGATCATCGTTTTTTTCATTAATACACACAAATTTGAAATCAGTCTCTTTTAACTCAATTATTTAGAATGTCCTGTAGCGCTGCTCGCACCGGACTGCAGACCATTAGTCTGTTTCTCTACCTTGCCGTAGTTCTCCAGCTGCACGGTGTACTTGGCATCATCGCCCGCCTGGCCGTCCAGATCGAGAGAGGTAATGATATACTTACCCTTATATCCGCCAGCCGTCTTGCCGGTACGCTGACCAGCCTCACGAATATTGTAGCTCGCATTTACAGGAGTACCACTCAGCATCAGGTCCTTCAGCTGGTCGTAAGTAGGAGCACCCGAATCGGCGTCCGTACATACCAAGCCGTCGGCAGAGATACTCTCCGAGAAACTCTTCACGTACTTCTCTTTCCACTTCGCACCTGCAGCCTCCTTGGTCATACGTTCACCCGTCTCAGCCGAGGTGGTAATCTTACAACCTGTACTGAAGGCCAATGCGCCATCATTCACGGAGAGGATAAGATCAGTACCGTCCAATATATTTTCCATATCAATTCTTTTTAGGATAAATTACTAACAGATAGCCAGCAAGGGCTACCCCTAACCACACACAAATCAATTTTATCAACGAACCTTTGCTACATTCGGGAGGTTTCTTCTCTTCCACGCTTTCCACGCTATTATAATTGCTTTCTAACGCCGTTCGCTTGATCTTAGAAGAAGCATTTACCGAAGTAGAACAGGAGCTATTTTCACCTTCGAGTACGGCTTGAGCTTTCACCGTGCCATATCCCTCGATGCGATACCCGCCGCTATCCAATGGCTTGATGAGCCACGTCTGCTGCCACTGCTGGTCAGTCGTCAGATTTTCCGTCGTCTGACCCGTCGTTCGCGCCGTGTCTCTGCTTACGCCGCTGTCTTGGCTTACGCTGCTTGCCTGTTGCATCTGCTGCGTCTTGGTCACCATCGTCTTCTTGGTTCTGCAGCTCACTACTAACAGGACAAGAAGCGCGACGAGGACAAAGCTGAATAGCCTCGATAGCCCGCGTGAGCTTATTGAGCGCATAGCGGGTGCGGGCATTCTCCCTGTTGAGTTCCTCGATAGCCTTTGCATTATCTTCTGCTGCATCATTCAGTTCTTTTTGTTTTGCCAGGAGTTCCTTACTCACGTCGCCATACATCTCCTTGAAGGTGTCATGTATGCGCTTCGCCTGCTCGGCCTCCTTTACCTTTCGATTGGCTATCCAGGCGATGGCAGCACCGATGCCGCCCGATGGGATAGCCCACTGCAGTATGTTTAGTATGATGTCTGTCATCGCCTTTCAAACCTTTCTTAACCTAATAAACTATCAACTATTACTGAAAAAATCTACACTTGCCTGATACCTAACGAGCGAAGCCATTCCTGGACATCAAAAGACGGGCAGGCTTTCTTTGAATTTAACTCGTTATGTCCAACAATACGGATTTGAGGGAAGCGGTTGTGGAAGTTTCTCACATAATCGGCAAGAGCCCTCTTCTGCTCCAGGGTGCGGGTGTCGAGCGGTTTACCGTCGTACTTGCTCACGCCTCCTGCATAGACAACATGCCGACTCACGGCATTATAGCCAGCAGCACCATTGGTAATCTCCCATGGGTCCACTTCCGCATCCTCGTTGTTATCCACCAGGCGCTCTATACTACCATCCAGATGTACGAGATCAGTATAGCCCACCTGCTTCCATCCTCTGCCGCCCTTGGCTGGAGGATCGCAGTGCCAGTGCCGGATATCGGCGGCTGTCACCTCCCGACCTTCCGGCGTGGCAGTGCAGTGGATTACCAGATATTTCATTTTCGCCATACGGTTAACCAGCGTTATAACCTGAACGGATTACACCACCGGCATCCTCCTTCTTAGGCATACAGATGAAGTAGTGGCGATAAGACACCAGGTTGCGCTGGTACTGAGGGTCGCTCTCGGCAGGACTGTAGTACATCTTTGTAGAGCCTGTGGCCTTGAATACACGGGGCACATAGAATGCGAACGAACACTGGAACTCGCCAGCCTTAGGTGTGGCACCCAAGGTGTTCTTCACGCCTGCAGTGCTGTAGGTAGGACAGGCACCGTACTCGTAGATGTCGAAGCCATAGAGACGGCCTACAGTGCCGTCAGTGCGGTTGATGTTATACTGCTCCTTGAATGCCTGGTCGGTCTCCAAGAGGTCGTTCACGTGGTCCGTACAGAACACCAGGCGGCGGCCGGTCACAGGCACGCCTAATGCGTCGAGTTTACGCTTCAGGGCCACAACGTCGTCAATGCAGAGCTTGATGCGCTTGGTGGCGGCATCCACAGCGCCAGTAGTCACGAGCACCGGAGTCTTGTCTGTGTTCTTCGTAGGACAGAGCGCATGGGCTGCCTTGGCATACTTAGCGTCGTTCAGGGCATTGGCGCAGCTTTCCTTCACGCGGGCCATCTTTTCGTAACTGAGAGCATACAGCTCGTCGTCGGTCACTGGCACCACCTTGGTCTGGAACTTGTCAAGCGAGAAGGTCTTATCGCCGTCCTCTAACTCCTGTACGTCCAATGGGTAGGTAGTATTGTTGACAAGCACCTGCGGATCGGCACCCACATCCACGAGGTGAATCACGTCGTTGTTGGCGATCGAACTCTGGTCGGGCACACCGTTGAGCCATGCTGCGTCCAGTTTTCCACGCAGAGCCCTGATCAGCTCACCCGTCCATACTTCGGTCAGCACGCCATCACATGCCGCATCCTCAGGCATAAAACCAGGGAGAGCAATAGCAATAAGACAAGCCACTGCTGCACCACCCATAGGACTGCAGCCCAACAGCGTTGCGATAATTCCGCCTACAATGGCATTGAAAAGCAATGCCGATGCAATCTTGATAATTGTTTTCTTATTCATAGTTATATCTTTTTTTATCTTTAAAAGGCAAGAATGCTCTTTTTACCTTTTTACCTTTTTGCTTTTTTACCTTTAAACATTACGCAGGTTCAAATCCATACTCCGCCTTGTAGAGGCGCACGAATTCGTCGTGGTGGTTATCGTGCAGATCCATCATCACGTTGGCTGGCACGGCACTCAGCTTCTCGTACTTCGAGTAGTCCTGTGGTTCTGCCACGATATTACCCTTGTCGGTTCGGTGTAGGGTTGCCGTAATCTTGCCCTGTGGCTGCATGGCCGACAGCGTGATGTTCAACTGATCCAGACCCAACTTCTTGCCTAACTCTACGAAGTGTTCCTTCATGCCTGCAGCAAGTCGTTTCTCTGTAATGGCAGTTTCCACCGCACGGGTGATAGCAGCCAACTCCACAGCCTGCTGCTGCGCCTGGAGCGTCTGTACCTGAGTCTCCAAGGCGGATACCTTACCTGCCGCGAGACTGAGACTCACGAGCTTCTGATTCACTTCTTCTTCCGTTGCGGTCTCTTTCAGACCCAACTTGATCGCTAAATCCTTTAATTCCATTTCTTTCTTTTTTAATGGGGTTTTACTTACATTATCTAATAGAGGAAGAACACCATCAATGGAGTCCTGTCCTGCTGAAAGTGAGATTGTCTTACCTTCATGAGTGAGCACGATAGCATCATCATTGCCACCAATATCTACCACACTCACCTCGATGAGTTTCGATTTTGTCACCGTCGGCCTCTGCTGACCCTCGGCGAGCAGCTGCTTATCGTCGCTCATCTCCAAGATCTGAAAGTTCGCGCTCACCATTTTCACGCTACCGAACTCCCATTGCTTCTTCAGCTGCTTAGACAGTTCCGTGGCCTCGTCAAACACCAGCTCGCCCGTTACGTCCTGACCTTCCACCTTCAGATCCTTCACCATACCCACCACCTTGCCACGCTCGTGCATGTAGAGTAGCACCGGGTTGCGCTGATACTGCGCCAGATCTATACCTGGTGTAAGAATTCGGGTGCCGTAGCAGTTCACGCTCTCATTACTGATTCTTACTCGTTTACCTTTGCTCATATCTTTTTTACCTTTTTGTCTTTAAAAGCAAGAAGGCTCTTTTTACCTTTTTACCTTTTTACTTTTTTACCTTTAAAAGTTTTTTTTCGGATGCAATATTACTAACTTTTCGCATAACCTCCAAAAAAGTATGAAATGGTTGCACACTTCTATGAAACCGCTGCACACTATTTTTGCAGATTGCCCAAAAAGTCGCAATTTTGCAATACCAAACCCGCAAGGCATCAAGTGCCTCCGTGGTTTTCTATTCACATTATAATAACATTCAAATATGACAAAAGCAGAATTAGAACGCAAGAAGAACCTCGCCCGAACCCTCTATATGGCGGGTAAGGAACAGGCAGAGATAGCCGAGCAGATTGAGGTATCCAGAGTGACAATATCCAAGTGGGCCAATACTGAGGGATGGAAAGAACAACGAGCCGCCAAGAATGTGACACGACCGGAGCTGGTCAACAAGCTCCTCCTTACCATCGATACCCTCATCAGTCAGGTAAACGAATCCGGCGACCCGGACAAGATATCCGGACTGGGCGACCGATTGGCCAAACTCTCGTCCGTTATTCAGAAACTCGACAAGAAAGCCAACGTGGTGGATGCTATCGAGGTGTTCATGGCCTTCAGTAAGTGGATGCAGTTCCGTGCACAGACCGACCCGAACATCACACCCGAACTTCTCAAGACATTCAACTATTACCAGAATCTCTTTATTTCCGACAAGATGAATAATGGCTTTAGTTGTGAACTCTAAGGTATAACAATAATAATAAAAGCAAAGAAGGATGGCAACACTATCAGAGAAAAAACAGGCCATCGAGGCATGGCGGGAACATTGCAAGCAGATAGCTGCGCTTACCGACACCTCGCTCATGGCTCCCGAAAGCAAGGCGGACAGAAAGAAACGTATTGCTTCCCTGCAGAGGGACTATGCTGCCTTCTGCGAATATTATTTTCCTCACTTCCTGCAGCTCAAGGATAAGACCACCGGCAAGGTACTGCGCACCATCCACAATGCGCCGTTCCACAACCAGGCAGCCCGCAAGGTGAAGTCCACGCCCAATCTGAAGGCGGTATTCATGTGGCCTCGTGGTCACGCCAAGAGTACCCATCTGGACGTTTTCCTGCCCCTGTGGCTCATGTTTCAGCCTCTCAGACTCATCAACTTCATGGTCATCGTGGGCAAGAGCGAGGACGCTGCCTGCCGACTGTTGGGTGATATCCAGGCAGAACTGGAATACAACGACCGACTCAAAGCTGATTTCGGAGAACAGAAACCCTCTGGTGGCGACTGGACCGATGGTGAGTTCAAGGCGCAGTGCGGTGTCAAGTTCCTCGCCTGTGGACGTGGTCAGAGTCCTCGTGGTCTGCGCGACCGTGAGGCACGTCCCGACTATATCGTCATCGACGACCTCGATGATGACGAACTCTGCAAGAACGAGAAGCGTGTCCGTGAACTTACCTCATGGGTTAAGTCAGCCCTCTTCGGATCCTTGGATGTGGGTCGTGGCCGCTTCATCATGGTGGGCAACCTCATCTCGAAGAACTCTGTGCTCTTCAACATTGCCCACACCAAGGGTGTATTTCTCTCCAAGGTGTATGCCGTGGATAAGAACGGAGACCCTACATGGCAGGAGAAGTGGACACGCGAGGAGGTGGATGCTTATCGTGAATTCGTGGGCTACCGTGACTGGAACAAGGAGATGATGCACAACCCTATCAAGGACGGTACCATCTTCCGACACGAATGGATCAAGTATAAGCGTATGCCGAAGCTCTCGAAGTATGATGCCTTAGTCTGCTACACCGACCCGTCCTGGAAATCGACTACTGAGAACGACTACAAGGCGTGCCGACTCTGGGGAAGTATCGGCAAGGAACTGCACCTCATCGATTGCTTCGTGCGTCAGGACACCACGGGTGCCATGGTGAGATGGCTCTACAACCTCTATGAGCGAAGCTTGGAAGAAGGCGCAAGTATCCAGTTCTACATGGAGGCAAACCTGATGCAGGATACTGCCCTCGATGAGTTTGCTGCAGAAGGCGACCTGCGTGGCTATCAGCTACCTATCACGGCCGACAACCGCAAGAAGCCCGACAAACTGCAGCGCATCGAGTCCGTAGCTCCACTCTGGGAGCGTGGCGTGGTATTCTACAACGAGGCACTCCGAGACTCCGAGGATATGCAGGTAGGCATCGACCAGACGCTTTCGCTCGAACATGGCAGCCGCGCGCACGATGATGCACCCGATGCCGACGAGGGCGCCATCTATATCCTCCAGAAGCAGGGCAGAGTAGCAGCCTTTGTTCCGAGAATAGTCAAGAGAATGCGCCCAAAGAATTCATGGTAGCAAAAACATTTCTAATTTCTAATTTCTCATTAAATCATGAGTTTCATCACGCAGGAAGATTTCAAGGTCGTGAGCAGCGAAGCTTCGCTCAAGGCCATCACGGGTGCTGACCCGGATAACATCAGCAACGCCATCGCGGAGGCACAAGAAGAAGTGGCCGGTTATCTGCGCCCCAAGTATGACACCGACCGCATCTTTGCCACCGAAGGCAACGACCGCAACCGCCAACTCGTCATGTACACCGCCGACATTGCGCTCTACAATATGATTGCATCGCTCCCCAACCGTATGGGCTACGAGACCCGCAAGGAACGTTACGAGCGTGCCATCAAGTGGCTTGAGGGTGTACAGGCGGGCAAGATAGTGCCAGACCTACCTATCGCTACAGACGAAACAGGCAGCGACATCTCACAAGGCGGAGTCTTGGCATACGGCAACGGCCCCGACCGCCACAGCTGGTAAATCAGCCGTAAATATTTCTAAATTCTCATTTCTAATTAAACGAAAATGGCAAGATTGAACATAAATAGAGCCAAAGACCGCATAGAGGATGCCTGGAGAGCATTCCTCGGCAAGCCACAGCTCTGGAGAACTAAATATGGTGACATCGAACTGGTAGGCAAGAACAACCGCCGACAGGTGGACAGCATCATTGCCAAGCTGCAGCGTACCACCGAAGCACTCACCAAAGGTGATATACAGAAGTGGCGCCGTGCGTGGCAACTCGCCATCAGCGTGGAAAGCCCCAACCGACAGATGCTCTACGACATCTATCGCGACACCGAGATAGATGCCCACCTCTCCGGTTGTATCGACCAGCGCAAAGGCTTCGTTATGGCGCGATCATTCAAGCTGGAAGACAAGAATGGAGCACCAGCAGAAGAACTCAACCACTTCTTCGAGCAGGAATGGTTCGTGGAGTTCTGCCGCCTGGTACTCACCACTCCCTACTGGGGACACTCGCTCATCGAACTCGGAGACCTCGGTACCGATGGAGACGGATGCCTCGCTTATAGCAGCGTGACGTTGGTGGACCGCAAGTACGTCATACCCGAGCACCACCGCGTCATCACCGACCTCGGACAGGACTGGACCACTGGCATCGACTACCACGAGCCGGAATGGTTCGGCAATCTCATCGAGGTGGGCAGACCCGACGACCTCGGCCTCTATCTCAAGGCTTCACTCCACTGCATACCGAAGAAGAACGTACTGGCAGCATGGGACGTCTTCAGTGAAATCTTCGGTATGCCGCTGCGCGTTGCCACCACCAGTTCGAGAGACCAGAAGGAGGTAGACCGTATCAGCGACATGATGGCGCGCATGGGTCAGGCTGGCTATGCCGTACTGCCTACGGGCACAGAAATCCAAATCGTAGAAAGCGCCAAGAGCGACGCGTTCAATGTTTACGACAAGCGTGTGGATCGTGCCAACTCCGAAATCTCCAAACTTATCATAGGCCAGACCATGACCATCGAGGACGGTAGCAGCCTCTCGCAGAGCCAGACCCACCTGAAGGTGTTTGAAAACTTAGTGGAGAGCGATGCCAAGTTGCTCGCCAACACCATCAACAACCAGCTGATTCCTCGCATGATCAGCCACGGTTTTCCTCTGCAGGGTTATCACTTCGCATGGGATGACAGTCCAAGCTATACCCCGGAGCAGCAGATGGAGTATGAGAAGATGATCTCCGACCGATACGAGGTGGACGGCAAATACTTCGCCGACAAATACAATATGCCCGTAGGTGAACGCATCCAGCAGCCTTCACTCTTCGGCAGTGAACCTGCAGACACGAAGAAAGACCCAAAGGAAGACCCGAAGGACAACAAAAAGGACCTGAAGAATTTTTTCGACTGAGCCCCGAAGCTTACGAGGGGCTACACTCGAGATACAAGGAGATGCTGAAGGGCATGGATGTGCCCGACGCTATCCAGCTCATGGGCGATAAGCAGTGGCAGGAGATCAAGTCGCGGCTCACTGGTAAGTTCAACAAGATGATGAAGGGCCTCTTCCGTCAGAAGGGAGCGCAGCTCGACATCAATATCCTGGCAAGCGACGAGGCGCAGGAATTCATTACCACCCATGCGGGCATCCTTGATGCTGGCTTCCAGAAGGTAGAGATGAGCGACAAGATGCGCGAGCGGCTTACCCGCTCCAATTACATCTTCTCGGGCATCAAGACGTTCCACGAGCTCAACGAGGCTTTCCCTTCCATGCTCGATGAGAATGGCAATAAAAAGCCGTTCGAACGCTTCCTGAATGACGTCCAGAAAATCAACGACACCTACAATGCCAACTATCTGCACGCTGAATACAACTTCGTACAGGCTTCTGCCACCATGGCGGCGAAGTGGGAACAGTTCAGCGAGGACGGCGACCGATACTACCTGCAGTACCGCACGGCCAAGGATGACAAGGTACGCCCGGAACACGCTGCCCTCGATGGGGTGACACTCCCGATGAGCGACTCTTTCTGGGAAACCTATTACCCACCGAATGGATGGAACTGCCGCTGTACCGTAGTACAGGTGCGCAAGCAGAAATATCCGGCCACAGAGCACGCTGAAGCCATGAGTAGGGGCGAGGAAGCTATGAACGGCGAACGATACAATATTTTCCGTTTCAACAGTGGCAAGCAGGGCAAAACCATGCCCGACTACAACCCTTACACCATCAAGCGATGCAATGACTGCGATGTGGCGAAGGGGGGTAATACGAAGCTTGGGTTTGTGCCCGACTATCAGCTTTGTCAAGGTTGTATAATGATCAGAAAGTGTAGCGAAGACAGAAATAGAGATAATAGTGCCAAAGCTACTAAAAAGTCACCAGAGGTTAAGAAGTTACAGGGCACAACAATCTCTAACCCTGACTTCAATCACGAAGTACTCGTTACTGGTGGTTCTATTAGGGAATGGACAAATCAGCCGCATAAAGAGTATGCCGCAAAGAATAGTATCCTAAAACATATCGCCAAAGTATTCCGGGAGGCTAATTACATAGGAATTGTCGATAACTTCAAGAAGAAACCAGGCGTAAAACAGTCACATTTATTTGAAACAAACGTCTTAGGAGAATTATCCTGGATTATCGTTAGAGAATATGAAATTGGCGAATTTGTTCTCTATAGCATTTCTGATAGCGATAAAATAAAGACAGGAATAAGAAAAGAGTAAATTTTAAAGCAACTACTCGGAGCTACAATCCGAGATCGCTCTAAAACCTACTCTTTCCGCTGCAAATATACAATAAACTTTTTAATCCCACAAGAAAATGAGCAAGAAAAATCAAAATTATGATGAATTTATAGAAAAATTCAAGCCGAAGAAGACTACGGACGACTGCTATACCCCCCCACCTGTGTATGAAGCAGTATTAGACTGGGCACGAAAGCACCTCGATATGGGCACCCGCCCTGTGGTACGCCCATTCTATTCTGGAGGAGACTTCGAACACTTCGACTACCCCGACAACTGCGTAGTGATAGACAACCCTCCGTTCTCCATCTTCGCGAAGATTTGCGACTGGTACGTAGAGCGTGGCATTCCGTTCCTTCTCTTCGCTCCAGCAATGAGCAGCATCAGGCAGAACGTCACCTATATCGGTGCATCATGTACCATCACCTACGAGAACGGAGCGAATGTGAATACCGCATTTGTCACCAACATGATGGGCGATATCATCTGCACCACTGCTCCCGACCTCCTCGAATCCGTAAAGAAGGCCAATGATGACAACCTGAAGCAAAGCAAGAAGACAGTAAGAAAGCTTTCTTTCCCTGACTGCGTGCTTCGGGCCACCACACTGCACACCATGAGCCGTGCAGGCGTTGACTTCTGTATAAAAAGAGAACAGGGCAGTGTGGTCGGTCAGGCGTGTGAAAGCAAAGAAGGCGAGTTCGGAAATTCTATCCTGCTATCCGATACTGCTACAGCGGAGAAGTTGGTAGCAGAGAAGCTGACAGCCAAGAAGCTGGCAGTCAAGAAACTGGTCCTCACGGAGAAATCCAAGGCAATTATTGCACAGCTGAACAGCCCCTACTAAGGCTGGGCCTCTATCCCTACTACCGATGAGCCTCAGTCCCTATTAGGGATGGAGCCTCGTCCCTATAGGGATGCAAAAACAATATTCCAACGGTGTTCTATCACCATTATATTCACATTTTAATCTTAAAAAGCAAATGATCAATTACAGTATTGCAATGATGGGCAACCCTGCCAAGAAGCAGGACTCAAAGAAAGCCTACGGTGTGGCTCAGTACACCGAGAAGATGACGCTCAGTGAATTCAGTGAGCATATCTCAAGCCACGGCAGCACATACGACGCAGAAGACGTGGAAGCTATCCTCGGAAAAGCCGTGAAGTGTCTGCGCGAAATGCTCCTTGCCGGCAAGAAAGTGGAGTTAGGCAAGCTCGGAGAATTCTACGTCACCCTGCACGGCAAGGGCACAGAACTCGCCAAAGACTACAACCCTGCCACCTGTGTGGAGAAGGTGAACGTGGTGTGGACTCCTGGCAGCCTCTTCGAGAACCTGAAGAAAGAGGCCACCTTCAGCTTCGTAGCAAGCCGCAACGAACAGGCAGAGGCTAAGCGAAAGGCCAAGGCGCAGAACGGCGGCAACAATCCTGGTAATACACCTGATCCCGGAAACAAGGAAAACCCAGACGACAAGGGTAACACCGAAAATAAGGGCGACACCGGCGACACCGGACAGGACAACGGAGGCGAGGATAATGAGTTATAATCCTCATACAGGCATAAAAAAGGGCTGCACCACGCTTGGTGCAGCCCTTCATTTTCACACATATCCGACATAATGAAACACAAAAATTTAAAAAATTAACCTATTAACTTAAAACAATCGAAATATAATATCTAAAAATAAGCGTATGCTCTTACCACGTTTTTAAATATTTTACCCTAAAGACATCCACATTCTCGAGCAGTTCCATGTGACTGTGATTGGTGTCTGTCATATAAGGATAGCTCACCTGATACTCAGCCCTCGGCTCTATGTCCTGCAGAGCTTCCCAGATACTTTCTCCTATCTCGAAGGAGGCATGATAGGCTTCATCATTCCAGTCGGTCACTAAGTGGAGCCTGAGATCTCCACTGCCTCTCACGCACTTCCCGAAGTCTGTATTCTTCACCACGTCCCAGCTGATTGTACCGAACTCCACGAACACCGCAGGACGTCCCCATTCGCTTTCCTCATCTACAAAGGCGACATTCTCATTCCACAGGTCTATATGCTGCACTGCAGGCACCCCGTCTTCTATCGCCCTCTTGATGTCCTTATATAAGTTTTCTCTTGGATCCATATCTATGATGTATTAATTGATTTCTACTTTTTAAGATCAAGATGATTGAAGTATTTCTCAAGCTCATCCTCGATAATCTTTGTCACTTCTCTCTCAACTTCCGGAGCCATGCCCAAGAACTGACGCTTCGGTATCTTGATGGTCTTACCCACCTTCATCAGCGCCATTGCCCGCCAGAACTCGGCGTTAGGATTAAGATTCATCTTGGAAGTCCAGGCATAGAAGCCTCCATCGGATAGCGTGCGGTGCCTGCCTCCCTGTTTCTTTGCCATTCCCATCGACTCGTAGAACTTAGCCCTGAAATACCGCTTCATTTTCTCCGTTACCTTGATTTCTCCACCTTCGTTATGTATGGCTGCATAGGGAGAGGAAGAAAAGAACGTGATAGAGGTAGCATCGCTCCGGCTCTGAACGCTCTTTCTCAGGTCGCCCGAGGCTACGAGGATATGCCCGTCGCCTCTTATCGGACTTTTCCGTCTTGCCCATGCCTTGGTAAAGAACCCCTGGCGCTCGAAGTTCTTGTCGAACTCGTCGCCGATCTCCACCCTGATATCACTCAGAATATGTCTGATCACTACCGATAAATCATTATTTCCTGCCATATCTTTATCAGTTTTCAGTGTTCATAGTCCCATCCTTCAAACTTCAGGAAGGGTTCGTCGTCTTTAGGGATTTCATTACGAGGGTCGGCACTCGCGTTCAGCACATTATATAGCTGCCGCTCACTGATGGCGTACTTCGGATAGATGTACCGCCTCCAGATTTCACGATTGGATATGCCCATTTTGGCATATTGGTCGTATATCGCATTGATGTCAGCGACCCGTTTCTTGTAGCTAAGTCCGTTCCTTTGATGAAATTTCCGCAAAACAATTTTCCCTTCCTTACTTACTATTTACAAACGTTATAACATGGTCTCTTTATTTTTCTACTCTTCTTTTTCTTCTTCCTCTGATGCTTCCTTGTCATCTTTCGGTGCGATGAAGATACGGCAGAAACTTGGCTCCATTCTGTGCCAGATGCCTAACTTCGGATCGCGCTTGAAGAAGTAGTAATTGGTAGCATTCTTCTGCACCACATTCGACTCCTTGAAAAGCGCCATGATGTCGGCGTATTCCTGGTCGTTGAATTTATCCTCCAACTCGTAGAGCTTACTGATACTCTTGTAGTCGAGATCTCCGGACTGGTTGCGCTCCAGGAGTGTCATTGCCAACTGGTACATCGGATCATTCTGCCCCTTCTCGCTTTTCTGCATATACTCCTTCAGGAAGGTGACAAGACGCTCGGCTGCAAGGTCTGCACGCTCATCAAAACCCTTCACCTTATTGCAGCTCACCAGGAGTCGGAAGTTTCCGTCTGTAATGGTGTAATTGCGCTGGTCGTCATTCTTTACCTGTCCGTACTGTCTCATGATAGACGTGAATGCCTCCACTTCGCGCTCAAGCCATTGTTTGAAGCTCTTGGTATCTGACATCACCGTGATAAGATTTTCCTCCACACGGTGCATAAAATCGGCTCGCAGACCCTCGTAGGCATCACGCTTGTCGATACGCTCGTTCTTAGCCTCCGCGTTGAGTTGCTGGCGGAGCGCCTCTTTCTGTTCGTCACTCAATGATGAGATATCAAACTGTCCCTGCTGAGTATTGCCTTCAGCTGGGCTGACTTTTTCTTCTTTTTTGCTCATAACCTAATAGTATTACTTGTGATTGATTAATATTTTGTTCTTTATTCCCAAAGGATTCTTCGCTCTTTCCTCTTCCCTCTTCACTTCCCAGTCCTCCCTTGCGCTTGATAGCTCTCAGTTTGCGCTCGAGAGCTTCAAGGTCAGGAATGTCCAACTGGGCAAACACCTTGCCGCATATTCTCGGATGAGAGCAGAAATCATTGATGCGCTGCCAGTCTCCGGTGTTGACCCCTAACTCCTGCATCAGATGCAGACAGATGGAGCGGTGCCGCTTGCGCTGATCTCCATACCCGCACATGTTCTCGAGCGCCTTGCACATGTCGGTATATTCTCTCGTCGTCATCTCGCGAAGATGTGAGGTGCGACCCTTCGTGTACGTTGAGACGAGGGCTTCTTTCTGTTCTTCCTCATCTCCATAGTGCGGTACTTTCTTGAAGGCGGCATAAAAACGCCTGTAGTTCTTAACTGATCCTGCCATCCGTATTTCCCTTTAAATTGTACTACGTATATCATTCGAAAGCCGTTTTAATACTGTTCTATCATCTACGAAGCCATTTACCTCTAAGACTGAACAGTCATCATTCCGTCGTTCGCAAGGCGGTACTTCAGGTAATGTTCACGGGCGATCTCGATTGCACAGCCCAGACCTTCAGCCAAGTCCACCTCCTGAAGGATTGGTACATTGTCAAAACAGAGGTATATTCCGCCCTCAAATTCTCTCACCTGCAAGCGGCTAAGCGCCTCACGCTTGATGTTCCGCTCATGCTTGAGCACCTTCTGACGGTGAGCTTCTTCTGAGATTTTTTCCCACCATGCCTTGACGGCAATAAATAATTTCTTCATAATTACAAGTATTATTATTAGCTTATAATTTTGTCGCAGCTTTAGTGCTGCATCGTCTTTATCTTTTTACTTTTTTACCTTTATCAAATCCCGTCGAGTATATAGTCCATACTGTTCAGGTATTCATTTTTCATCGCATCTGCATTCATATCGGACACCTTGCCCGCTACTTCCTCATAGATCTGCGACTGGTCCAGGTAAGAGAAGTCTTTCGTCTTTTCCCTGATGTATTCTATGATTTCATTTACTACCTCTTCCATAATTCTCAAATATTATTACTTGCCTGAATGAGTCCATCCTCCCATACCTTGAAGGTGACTCCGGCTTCTCCGATGAATCGACCCTGACAGACTGCCTCGTAGCCGACGACTCTTACTTTCACGCCCGCCATATACTTCAGCCTGGCTGCAGGCTTGCCCAATGGCTCGCTCTTCACTTCCTGCGAGATGAAGATGAAACTCTTTCGGGGAAACTCATTCACCAAAGCTTCTGCCTGTGCGTATTCCCAGTGAGAGTACTGGAAGGAGTCCACGATGATGAACTTCGGGCCCTTGCGCTGCTTCAGCATTTTTTTCAGGTTCTCCAGATCCGAGTCGATGCAGACTCTAAACCTTCCTTGCTCTTCCTCCATGTGAAACCGCTCGATACGCTCCTTGAAGCTCATGCTCACTTTCTCTTCATAAGAACAGTAGAGCACCACGCCGTATTCGCAGAGCTTCTTGGCGAGCTGCATCACAAAGCTGCTCTTGCCACCAGCCGAAGGTCCCGAGATAAACCAGGTATCATACGTATCCGGCTGCCCGAAGCACCGCTTCCATTCTCCATCCCAGGGTATCGGCTTGTAAGTCATCTTCAGTATCTCCCTGGGACTGTATGCTCTTTTTGCCATATTTATCTTAAAAAGCAAGAATGCTCTTTTTACTTTTTTACCTTTTTACTTTTTTACCTTTAAAAGCCCTTTAAGAGATTTTCAGTTTCTCTATCTCGGTATATACTCGTCTCAGTCCGCCTCGGGTCTGTCTCACGATGGTGGCGATGTCATATCCCTCCGGGGCATTCACCTTGGCCACGATGGCAGCCTGCTTCATCAGGAACTTCTCGCGCTCCTTGCCGTCGTCGGGTGTCACCTTACAGTATCGCCCGCCGTAACGGCTCAGCATTTCGGTATATCCCACCTTCTTGCAGTCGATGCTGCGGTTGATCTTCTCCTTCAGTCCGTCGGCTCCCATCATATACCAGCCGCAGCAGTGCTCGGTGGCGTTCCAGAGTGCCTTGAGCTCTAAGAATGCCTCATACTGCAGGTCGCCTGCCTCGTCGAGGATGATAAGCGGTGAGTCGATGGAGCGGAGGTAGTAGGTGAGGTCTTCATATACATCTCCGTAGGTTCCCTTGCTGTCAAGTCCGAACTCTGCCGCTATCTTGCGTATCAGGCGGCGCTTGGTCTTCACCTGCGAGCAGTCTATATAGGCGGCGTTCTTATGACTCTGTACGTAATACTTGGCGGTGTAGGTCTTGCCGATATTAGGCTCGTCGCAGAGGATCATCGAGAGAGCGGAACTCTGTGCGGTCTCTAACTGCTTCGTCACGATAATGAAGGTGTCGGTCTTTCCCGTCTTCCATTCTATCTCGTGGCGCAGACTTACGCCCAAGCGTCTGGCCAAGCGTATCCAGTTGCCGTCGCTGATGGTCCGGTCTGTCTGTCCCTGCTTGACCATGGAATAGACTGAGGTGGCCAAACCGAGCACCTTGGCATGCTTGCTGTCACTGTCGAAGCGGACACGGTCTTGGGCCATCGCCGCCAAAATCTTCTTTTTCTGTTCTGTTGTTATCATTGCCATAAGTTTTTGAAGTTTATATCATGTCGATTGCACGCTGCAGGATATCTTCCTCGGTTTCGTCGTCCGTAAAGACGTCTATTGGCTCCGTGTCTGGCATATCTGCAGTAAGTTCTTTTGTCTCTTCCGGTTCGTCTGCCTGACTGTCGGTCGTGCCGACGTCCCTTTCAGCCTCCATCGTTCCGAGAGCAGGAACCATGTTTTTATCTACGTAGGTATTGAACTCTCTTACCTTCTTCTGCTGATGATAGAACTTCTTCTTGTCCTCCTTGGTCTGTTCTGCCATCACTCTGTTGTAGGTTTCCACTCGCTCTACCTGATCGATATATCGGTCGCCCTGGAAGATGAACACATCCTGCGGCTTTCCGTCCTCATCCGGCAGGTAGTAAGCGGTAACCTTGTAATTATTAGGCGCCAGGCGCTCCAGTACGTCCGGCTTGCTCAGCCACCAGTCTTCATAGGCCACTCTTACCGTAGAATTGCGTCTTACAGAGGTCTCAACCTTCTCGCCGATGTATCGGGCAAGGGTGATGGCGTCAAACGGGCGCAGGTTCGGGTTGATATGCTCCATCAGCACGTTCCATCGGGTCATACCGGGGTATTTCTTCTGATTAGGGTGAAGCGTATGGTTCCACTCGTAGTTGTCGCGGCGGTCGTCTGCCACAAGCTCATCAAAGGTGAAGTACTGCTTATCCTCCCAGGTATCATTGCCCGCATCGCTTATCTTCTTGGATTCCACTCTGTATTTCCACTTGCCGTAGAATCGGCCGATACCTACGTGGTTGCGGTGGATGATACGCCGCTTCTTGGCTCCGTTGAGGTTTTCCGCCTGTTTCTCCTGCGAGTTAAGTGGCGCACAGTAGCGCACATAGCTGAACACCGTTCCTTCCTGCAGCAGGGTGTACTTATATTCCGACATCAGGTGGTTCTCCACCTCAATACCTGCCGGAATGCCCCAGCCATGCTTGGCTATCAGCCGGAACATATCCCGGAAGCATTCCTTCACTAAGTTCTGGTCCTTATCCCTGGAATAGCTGGCACCTAACACGCACTGGCTCACAGAGTCGTAGGCATAGTAGGCTTTCACCCTCAGTTTCGTATCCTTCAGCTTGCGGGTCAGGTCCACGTCATCCATGGTTATCTGGCTCAGCGAGTATTCTCCGGCATGGCGGTGCATGTGAGGCATACTCTCGTGCATAAAGGTGCTCCAGCTCAGCTGACTCTTATCCCAGATAAGCCTGTTCTTTGGCTTGTTCAGGATGTTGCGGATGGTGCTGTCGCTCAAACTCTTCGGGTTTCCGTCCTTGTCGCAGAAATCCTCCGGGTTGAACAGCTCGCCCGTCTGAACATCATACACACCAAGCTCGCCGCATACGAAGGAGTCATACAAATCCTTCACCTGGGAGTTGAGAGGCTTGTTAGGAAGGCATTGCAGGCCGATGACCAGCTTCTCTGTCTTCACGTCAACCTTTCTGGTGTTCTGGTTGCCGAACTTGCCACTGATCAGTACGCCGTAGCCGCCAGCCTTATACTCATTCACCTTCTTTCGGAATCTCAGTGTCGATTCGGGTAGGGTATGGTGATAGGTTTCCTTCAGCACCTTGATGGTCTTGGCCATCATATCCCAGTCGTAGCGTTCGCCCATCAGTTTGCGGTAGGCAGAGGCTCGTTCGTAGAGCTTGATACAGGTATTGAGTACCGAAGCATTCACCACATACTCCTGGATCTTCTCTGCCGACAGGTCCAAGCCTGTCTGCTGTCTGCTCTGAAAGTAGCACATGGCGTGCTGATCTACCTCATAATTGGAAGTGATCCATCCTCGCAGCCTTACTTCGGGACCTCCGGGGAACTCAACCTCCACCGCCTTGCGGTATTTGGTAGGCAAGCTATCTACGGCAATGAGAGCCGTGCAGCCGCTTGCGCCACCGCCTCGACGTACCACGTTTATGCGGTTTCTTGCTGCCATTGCCTTGTAGTTCGACTGGCTTACAATGCCCGTCTCGATAAGCTCTGGCGCAGATATGCAAAGTGTATTGCCGTAATATTCCATAACTTAATACAATTATCCGATTATCAACTTCTCTGTCTTTACGTCCACCTTTCGGGCATTCTGATTGCCGAACTTACCGCTAATCAGCACGCCGTAGCCACCAACCTTATACTCATTCACCTTCTTCCGGAACCTCAGAGTCGATTCGGGCAGGGTATGATGATAGGTTTCCTTCAGCACCTTGATGGTCTTGGCCATCATTTCCCAGTCGTAGCGTTCGCCCATCAGCTTGCGGTAGGCAGAGGCTCGTTCGTAGAGCTTGATACAGGTATTGAGTACCGAAGCATTCACCACATACTCCTGGATCTTCTCCGCCGACAGGTCCAAACCCGTCTGCTGTCTGCTCTGGAAGTAGCGTATGGCGTGCTGATCTACCTCATAATTGGAAGTGAGCCATCCAAGCAGCCTTAATTCGGGGCATCCGAAGAACACTACCTCCACCGCCTTGCGGTATTTGGTAGGCAAGCTATCTACTGCAATGAGAGCCGTGCTGCCTCTTGCACCACCGCCTCGACGTACCACGTTTAATCTCTTGCGATTCACTGCAGAGTCGTAGCAACTCTTGCTCATGATGCCCGTTCCAACAAGTTCTGTCGCAGATATACAAAGTGTATTGCCGTAATATTCCATAACTATAACCTTTCTTTATTCTTCACTGGTGAAATAATCCCAGTTTCTACCCATACAGATGCCTACAGAGAGACATACGATGGCAGTAATCAGATACCAAGTAATGTCCATAATCTTCTTTTTATGATAATTAATCAGCAAGAAGGCCTATCAGCAAGAATGCTCTTTTTACCTTTTTACTTTTTTACCTTTAAGCTGTTTTTGGGCCATTAAAGCCTCGCACTCCTGTACGTGCCCGGCTGCCTCATCGTTCCATGCCGATGCGTAGCGTTGCAGGGAGGCCATCTCGCTCACCCGGACGTTGTCCACAGTTGCCATTACCTTACCCTTGAAGAAGATGGTAGCATTACCTGTCTTCTTGTCAAACTCCAGCACCGCTCCGTTGGTGAAGTACTGTCTGAAGCTTCCCTCATGGTCGAAGAGTAGGGTGTCATCCTTCTCAGCCACCACCGTCTCCACGCCGCCGTTAATCTTGGCGTACTGGCGGATGCGCTTCGCCTTATCGCTTTCTCCCCGCTTGGGGTCGAAGGTGAGGGCAAGCCATATCGACTGGTCTGACACCTTGAAGGTCTTGCGTATTCCTTCGCGTACCTCCGTGCTTACGTCTATTGCTCTTTTCATATTCTAACAATATTATAATTTTATCCTAATGGTGGAGGAAGGCGGAGTCGAACCACCTTTCTTTCCTAGTGTTACCATACAGTTATCATGCGAGCTTATCCGTGCCTTTAATCCCTGTCGCTCACTCCGTGCGCCCTGCATTCCAGCTACCTCCAAGTTACCGGGAAACGTTGCCCGGCTCGTTGTTAATCCTGATTCTTTCTACCCTAACAAACTAAACTTACGGCAAACATTAAGTCTTTTTCGCTCAAAATGCTTATCTTTGCATCGAAATACATGTTTCACTTATAATAGATATAGCTTATGTATTTAATGAGAGCCATTGTTACAATCGATTCCCGCCAGATCGAATCTCGCAAAAGCCAGAATGATCTTAAAAAAGCACTAAGCCGTGTTTTGTCATTTTTCCAACCTTACGGAATAATTCCTGAGGATAAGACTGGCCAGTATCAATATTATTACGAGAACGAGGAAGCTGAGATGCTATGTTACTCAAACATTGCAGTCTCTGTAACGCTTCATCGACGGTGTGTAAACTTTCGAGAAGTTGCACTTTTATCTCAGATAGTTCAGACGACAGTAACCTGGCTTGACGATCCAAGCGGTTATTCATATCGTTGCCAAATTCTTGCACCGTATGTCTATGCGAAGAATGGCGATGCTTACGTTTTGCCATGATCTTTTCTTTTTATCGAGGGTGCAACCTTTACCACCGCACCCTCACGGTTAAACACTCTATTTCTTCTCAACCTTATAACCCTTACCTCGAAGGTAAGTCGCTACATACTCATCATCACCCACATCTTTGAGCACATCGAAGAGATATCCCTTCACATAGTCTGCAACTGCACTTGATGAGGCAAGCTCGATGTTCTTGGAGATAAACTCCACTTTCTTTGTTCTACCAAGGCCATTGAAGGCCTTCTCTACATTTTCCATCATTATAACTTTTTAAGTTCATAAATTTGTCCAGCTCGCGCTTTTTTAGTATCTTTGGCGCGGTGTTTATCTTAAACACGGTGCAAAGATATAGAAAATATTCAATACCACCAAACTTTTTAAGGGAAAATTTCAATATATGGGCAATAATTTTATAGAAAGACTTCAATATTACATGAAATTGAAGGGAATCAACGATAATCAAATGACTATCGCTGCAGGTCTATCTGTAGGCCTATTAGGTAAGTTAAAGAAGAGCGGAAAGGGTATGAACTCCTCTAATATTGAAAAGATTCTATATTCATATCCCGAAATCAACGCTTCTTGGCTTCTTACAGGTAAGGGTGAAATGCTTGTTTCGCATGATACCCCGACGGATACCCCTTCTCAACCCGTAATAGAAGTTAACGACAAAGATATAAAAAAAATCCCATATAGCCAAGAATATAAACAGCAAATTATCGACGAAAAGGAGAGAAAAACGAGAAAATCAGAGAAAAATAGCGAATGTTCTTCTCGGATCAAAAAACTACCGGAGGGAAGTATGGAGGGCATCCCACTCATACCTACCAGTGCCATGGCGGGCGCATTCACTTCCGATATCTCCTTCATGGAGTACGAATGCGAGCACTATTTCATACCAGACTTCAAGGGCGCCGACTTCCTTATCCGGGTAAAAGGCGACTCTATGCAGCCTACATACTACTCTGGCGACCTCGTGGCTTGCCAGAAGATACCGATGAACGATATCTTCTTCCAATGGAACAAGACCTACGTCCTTGACACCAATCAGGGAGCCATCATCAAGCGAGTACTGCCGGGCAAGGATGATGATCATATCTGCATCGTCTCCGATAACACCAAGTACCCACCGTTCGAACTGGAGAAATCATACCTCCACGCCATCGCCCTCGTCAGAGGCATCATCCGTCTGGAGTAACCTCGTTCTATACCCACCTTTAGGACCCGTATCATTTTCCCAGCTCCGGGAAGATGATACACACCCACAAAAGCATCCCTCTGGTATTCCCCCTCTCCCTCAAAAAGTGCCCTCAGGTGTTCCCCTCCCCTCAAAAAGTGCCCTCAGGTGTTCCCCCTCCCCCTGGAAGGCGCGAAAATAGGTCAAAAAGCCCCTATAACTATATATAATAAGGTGTAAATGCCAAAAGTCGAGGTCTGAAAAGGGTATGTTTCCTACAGATAAAGTGGGAAAAGTGGTAGTTTTCCTACCTCAGCTATCGGTATGCCGTTTTACCCACTTTTGTAACCCCACTTTTCTGAAAATGTAACCCCAGTTTGTAACCCCAGTTGTAACCCCACTACCCAAAAATGACCATTTCGGGCACAAAAAAGGGGAGCCAGCAAGCTCCCCGAATAACCCAAAATAACCCCAAAAATACCCCCAAAATCATCCCTGGTTTATAAAATCATTCGAACACCGTCCGAATACCCCAAAAATTGCGTTCTAAGCCCTCATTCTTCCTCAGCTGATACATCACCCATTCGACCACCCGAAATGAGCGTAGATTGCTTTATTATAGCGCGTTTCGTGCATACCGTCCCGTTTCCTCCAAGCCCTGCGTGGAGCAGATATCTCTTGGTTGCACCCACCTCTTCAGCCGTCAGCACGGTATATACGGCCGAGATGGAACTGAAATAGAAGTCTTTCCGTCCTTCATGCTTGCCCACCAACAGGTGGACGTGTACTACTTTTGCCATTTCTTATCGTTTAAAGTTCCACATCGGGAGCCACGCATCATCTAAGCGCATCGCCCTCGTTATCGGTTGCAAATATACCAAATATTTATTATTTGGAATGTTTTTGCATCTTAAATATTCCTAAACCCCTCATTTTTCCACACTATAAGGCACAAAAAAAAGCGGCTCACAGCCGCCCTGTATCATCATTAAGCCCTCACGCTCTTACAATCTTTCCTGCATCATCAACCCCCACACAGTCCGCCCCGGTACCTCAGATTCTCAAACAGGTCATTTACCCCATGTTAACCCCATGTTAACCTAATGTAAACTTTCACCCTCTCTTTTCCACCTCCAGGCACTCCAAAATTAAACCAAAATTAAAGCTATGTAAACGTTTCGTTTTGTACCCTCTTTTCCTCTCTATCTCTGTAACTCTCTGTTATTCATTGTCTTACCTCATTTTTCGTCTTGTTCATTTATATACGCTTCGTTTTGTGCCCTTTA